GAGGAATACCATTTAGAAGTTCTGCTGATTTAATGGATGAAGGTATACCACCATTTACAGGAGACAAAGAGGTAGAGTTTAGAGGAAACTATGAAACAGATGGTTTTATCTTTGTTAGGCAAAGACAACCTTTACCTTTTACAATTTTATCGCTATACCCTAGGTTGACTACGAATGATGGATAATATACTACATATAGTACCCTATACTGCTGAACATGGAAGATTTATCCTATCATGCCAAATGAACCACGCACTTATGGATAAGGATGCTAGATTTGATGGAGATGCTATGAACTTAGTGCAAGACCACCTTTCTTTTACAGGTATGATTGGTAAGAAACCAATCTTTGCTGCTGGTATGAAAATGATTTGGGGTCAAGTTGCAGAAGGTTGGGTGATTGCAACACAAGATGTATGGGATCATCCATTGTCAGTTGCTAAAGCAATCAAGAAAGATTTTGCTAAAGTTGCAAGAAAGTATAATATTAAAAGAGTTCAAACTGCTGTAAGATCAGACTTTAACAAAGGTATAAGATTTGCAGAATGGTTAGGATTAAAAAACGAAGGATTAATGAAACACTATGGTTTTGATGGTTCAGACCAATACAGATATGCGAGGATATTTTAATGGGTTGGCAGGGAGCAGTAGTTGCAGCAATAGGTGCAGCACAATATCAACAACAAGGTGCTATTGGTAAATACAATCAAGCAGTTGCAGAACGATCAGCTAAAGTTTTAGAAAATCAAGCAGAAGCAATAGAGAAAAAAAAAGAATTTGATATTGCACAGTTTGAAAAAAATTTTAGAAAAGTAGAAGGACAAACAAAAGTTGCTTTAGCAAAATCTGGTGTAGTTTCAGGTTCAGGTACAGCATACAGAATACAAATGGCAAATGCTATGGAAGCTGAATTACAAAAACAGCTTATTGCATATAATGCTAAAGTTCAAGCTGATAAAAAATTAGAAGAAGCAAAATTTGCAATTATTAAAGGAAACATTGCAAAACAACAAGCAAGACTTGCACAGATTAACACTTTAACTTCTGTTGGTACAAGTTTATTAACAATGAATAAAGGAACAGCATAATGGTAAAAATACCTACATTTAAAGCTGAAGGAACTGTTACAACAGATATTGGAGTTACTCAAACTAATGTTCAAATACCTTTAGCGTCAAACATAGGTACAACTTTAGCACCTATTACAAAAGCTGTAACTAAACACGCTGTTCAAGAAAAAAATTTTGAAAATAAAACAGAAGCATTAAAACTAGAAAACAAATCTTTATTAGAGTTAGTAGAAGTTTTTGAAAAAGCGGGTAAATTAGATAACAAAGAAAAAGCATTTGAAATTATACAGAACGAATCTGAAATAATAAAAAACAAATATGAGAGTCAAGCATCTAATAAGCATGTTTCAACATTGTTTAATAATAATTTTTATGCTGAAGTACAAAAAGGAATATTTAAAATTAACACAAGAGTATCACAAAATATGTTAGATTCTTTAGATAATGAAGTTTCAACTAAAAAAAATAGATTACTTACAGAAGCATATTTAAGTGATAATCCACTTGCATTTGCACTAATAGGATCAGAATTAGAAAAATTATATGAAGATAATTATAAAGATAGAATAGATGATGATGAATATAATAAGTTAGTTGCCAATATACCTTCCGAATTACAAATATTTGAAGTCAATCAATTAATTACTAAAGATCCATTACTAGCAATTCAAAAATTAAGAAATAAAGAGGAATTTAAAGATTTAAAACTAGAGGATAGAATTTCTTTAGAAAGAGAAGCACTATTATCTTACAAACCAATACTTGATGAAAATATTAAAAATTATTTAGTTGCATTAGAAAATAATGAAACAATACCTTTAGATCAAAATGCAGTTAAAGAAATTTTTGGTAACGAAGCCTTTAAAAATTTTAAAGAAACAGAAAAAAATATTATTAATTATAGCACTTATAAAGTAAATTTATTTAATTCTAAAATAGGTGATGAAAGAGCAATTATTGAGTCCTTTCCTGTAACCAATGAAAATTATGCAGAAGATTTAAAATATAAACAAAAACTTATAAATTCTTTAAGTGTTAAAGATGAGTTAATGAAAGAAGATGCTGCAACATTAATAATTACTTTTAATAAAGAAGTTAAAGAAGCATACGAAGATTTTAATAATGAAACAGATGAAACTTTAAAAGATCAAAAATTTTCAAAATACATTAATATGGTTTATCAAGCTCAGGTTGATATGAATATTGATTCAGATTTAATTAAAATTTTACCAAACTCACAAGCAGCAAATATAGTTGCAGATTATAACAAAAGAAGTGCTACAGAAAAAATAGGATATTTACAAGGTTTAGAAGAACAATATGGTGAGTATTATGGAAAAGTTTTATTACAATTATCTGAAAATGGTTTACCTGTTACTGCTAAATTAGTTTCTTATTTTAATGATGAAAGATTTGCTTTATCATCTTTATCTATAGATACTAAAGAAGAAAAAGATAGATTAAAAACTTTTTTAAAAGGTACAGATGAAACTTTTAATACAGTTCAAAAAAAAGTTGCAGATGAATTAGAAGATTTTAGAAAAACAGTTTTATTAGGTAATCCTTACAATACATCAAAAGCAAATCAAGAATTAGATCAAATTGGAGAAGTTTTAACATATATGGCTATTAATGAAATGAGTAGAGGAACAGATGTAAATGATGCAGTAGGTTTTGCTACAGATTATATTAATAACAATTTTGTTTTAGAAGATACATATTTTATTCCAAGAATATACAACAATGAACCTTTAGGTTCTGGTCAAGTAGAATTTGTAGCCAAAAAAGCAAATGTAATTAAAGATCATTATTTAGAGGCATTTAATATGGAAACATTTAGATCAACTAATCCAGATATACCAGAAGAAGAACTTAATTCATCCATGATTGAACAAGCTAAAAAAAATGGTGTGTGGTTAAATACAGCAGATGGTAATGGATTAGTTTTTGCAATTAAATTTTTTGATGGAACTTTTGGTTTAGTGCAAAACAAAGAAGGAGAATTATTAAGATTTGATTTTGATGATGATTCTTATGAATTACCTGGAACAGATATTATTATGGATAAATTAACTAAAAAAGATGATGAAGCACCATCTCCTTAATTATGGCTAATATTTCATTTGGATTACAAACTGATAAAAACGCACCTGAACGAGGTTATGATATATTTAGAACAAGTTTAGGTGAAACATTATCTACTACTGCTGCTGATGCTTGGAAATATAATCCTGTATCATCTATATGGAGACTTTCAGAATTAGAATATAATAGAAATAAAGATGATGATGAACCTTTAATTGATAGAAGAATACTTAATGAAAAATATAAAGATATTGGTTTGTTTTTTGAAGAAGATGAAAAACAATCTACTGTAAATATTTTAGTTGAAAGAAAAGAAGAAGAAAATGAAAGAAGAAGTGTAATTAATAGAGGACCACAAGGTTTAGCAGTAGGTTTTGCAAAACTTGCTACTTCTTTTGTAGCAAGTGCAGTAGACCCAATAAATCTTGTCGCAGCTTTTATTCCTTTTGTTGGTCAAACAAATTTTGCAAGATTAGTTGCAAGATATGGATTTACTAGAGCAAGACTTACAAAAGGTGCTATTGAAGGAACATTAGGTACAGCATTATTTGAACCAATAGTTTATACTGCTGCACAAAGAGAACAATCAGATTATGATTTATTAGATAGTTTTATAGCAGTAAGTTTTGGAACTATATTAGGTGGTGGACTTCATGTAGGTGCAGGTAAAATAAAAGATTTTAGAAGAAGAAGAAAGTTTGAAAGAAAAGTAAATGAAGCTAGAGAAAAAGCAGGTATTACTGATGGTGAAACACCAGAATGGAATCCTTATAAAGAATATTATGGAGAAAACGCAAGGATTATGAAAGAACTTGCAGAAACATCACCAGAAACAAGAGCTATATTGTTACAAAGAGCATTAACAGATTTAATAGAAGATAATCCTGTTAATGTTAAACCTATTGCAGACCTTGATCCTAAGTTAAGAAATGCACAAATAAATCAAAATGTTCCTAAAAAAGAAAGAGTTAATGTAAATCAAAAAGATGATAATATAAAAGGTATAGATAAAAGAGTTACTGATGAAAATTCTGGTAATACTATTCTTAAAAATCCTGATCAAAGAGAACTTAATAATTTTGAATCATCTGGTAAATCTAAAAGTTTAGAATCTAAAAATTTAGATCAAGAAAATATAGATTTAGAAAGTCAATTAAATATAATTAAAGAAAGACAAAAAGGATTAGATATTGAAGATAGTGTTGAAATACAAAGATCTAAAAAAGCAGTAGATGAATTTAATCAAAAAAATAAAGAAATAAAAGATGCAATTAAAGATGGTATTAATTGTGTAACTAAAAGGTAGTTATGGCAGAAGATAAATGTTTAGCACAAATAAGAGAGACTCTTAAAAGATCATCTATTGAAACAACTAAAGCTGAAGATATTTTAAATGAAATAAAAAAAGCACAAAGAGAAATTGATGTTAATAATTTAGATGATGCTATTATAAGTGATTTAACTACAAAAGTATTAAAACAACAAGAAATACAAACCAAAATAAATGCAAGAAATAACTTAGAAAATGAAATTAAAATAAGAAATACAGTAGAATATGTTATTAACGAATTTGGTGATGATCCTGTAGAGGGATTAACTGCTGTATTAGTTGGTTCTAATTTACAAAAACAAGGATCACGATCATCAGTTGCTCTTGCTCAACTATCCAAATATAGACAAATCGCTACAGCTTTTTCAGAAAAATTAAGACAAGAAAATCTAACAACATTATTTGCTAGAGCTAATGCTGATATTGACAGAAAAATTGCTAGAACTATTTGGGAATTAGGTGAAGGAAAAACAATTACAGAAAAAAATAAAGACATTGTAAAACTTGCAAAAATTATTCATGAGTTTTCTGAAACATTAAGATTAGAATATAATAAATATGGTGCAAATATTAGCAAACTTCCAGGTTGGATTGTAAGACAATCTCATGATCCTTTTCAATTAAGAAATGCTATTGATGTTTTAAATTTAAAAAATAATAAAAATATAAAAGAAATTAATGGTTCTGCTGAAAGAAATTTAGAAGCATGGAAAGCATACATTAGACCTAAACTTGCTGAACGAACATTTGAAAATGTAGCAGAGAAAGATAGAGATCAATTCTTAACTTATGTTTATAATTCTTTAATAAGAAACGAACATCAAATTGTAGAAGGTGTTGGTGGAAATTATGGAAGTAGAAATTTAACATCTAAACTAAATGCAAAAAGAATATTGCATTTTAAAACTGCTGATGATTGGTTTGATTACAATTCACATTTTGGTGGTGGTAATTTAAGAGAGTCTTTATTTGCAGGATTTAATTATGCTGGAAGAAATATTGGTATAATGAGTACGTTAGGCACAAATCCAAAACAAGATTTTGTTAAAATAGGAAGATTGATTGAAGATTATTATATTAAAAGAAAAGAACAAAGCAAGGTTAATAAAATAAGTGGATATTTAAAAGATCAAGGTAGATGGGAAAGACATTTTGCAGAAATAGATGGATCAGTAAATTCTATAAATAGTTTTTCTGCTGCAAGATGGGGTGGTATTACAAGATCAATTTTATCTATGGCAAAATTAGGTGGTGCTGTTGTTTCAGCAATGGCGGATATTCACCTTTATGGAAGAGAATTAAAATATCAAGGTAGATCATATTTTGGTGGTATCTTTGAAGCTATGATAAGATTAGCTAAAATAAAAAATTCAGCTAAAAAACAAGAGATAGCAGAACAGTTAGGTTTTATGGCAGATAATATTATTTATGATTTAGCTGCAAGATATTCTGTTGGCGATACATTAAATAGATCTTTTACGAGATTACAAAGAACATTTTTTAAATTAAATTTATTACAATGGTGGACTAACTCTCTTAAAGAAGGTGCAATGTTAGGTATGGGTAATTATGTTGCTAAAAGAAGAAATACATCTTTTAAAAATTTAGATCCTAAATTTAAAAGATTAATTGAACATTTTGGTATTAATGAAAAAATATGGAATACAATTAGAAAAATGGATGTTGAAAGAGCTAATGATGGTAAAGAATTTTTTTCTGTAAGACAAATTGATAATTTATCTGATGATACAATTAAATCTTTAGCTGAATTAAAAACAATGTCTAAAAGACAAATTGATATTTTTAGAGATAATTTAAAAACAAAAGTTATGGGTATGTTTTTAGATAGATCAACTTATGCAGTAATAGAACCAGATGCTAGAACAAGATCATTTATGAAAGGTGGTTTACACGCAGGTACAACACATGGAGAAGCAATGAGATTTATATTTCAATTCAAAGCATTTCCTCTTGCGATACTACAAAAAGCTCTTGGTAGAGAACTTTCTTCACTCAAAGCTGGTAGAAAATTAGAAGGATTTTTTGGAATAGTGTCATTAATATTAGGTTCTGGAATATTTGGTTATATATCTATGACCGCAAAAGATTTATTAAAAGGTAAAACTCCTAAAGATCCAACAAAAAAAGCTACATTTTTTGCTTCTATGTTACAGGGTGGTGGTTTGGGTATTTATGGTGATTTTTTATTTAGTAAAAGTTTTAGTAATTTAGAAGCATTAGCAACAGTTGGAGGACCAGCTTTAACTGAATTTGCTAAAGCTGCTAATGCTATTAGATATGCTGTTCAAGGTGAACCATCAAAAGCAGGAAAACAAGCATATAAATCTATTGTAGGTAATATACCATTTTTAAATTTATTTTACTTAAAAACTGCGTTTGATTATGCTATAGGTTATCAAATGATGGAAACTCTTTCTCCTGGTATTTTAAGAAAAATGGAAAAGAAAATGAAGAAAGATACAGGTCAAGAATTTTTATTGACTAAACCATCAACTTTATTTAAAGGATTTAGATAATATGACTATATCATCAACTACAGTAAAAAATTCATATTCAGGTAATGGTAGCACAACAGCTTTTGCCTACACATTTAAGATATTTGCGAACACAGATTTACAGGTAATAATTAGATCATCTACAGGAACTG